ATAAAGTTGTTAAACCAGGACATTTATGTTATAAATAATATTAGTCACCGAAAGGTACATTTAAGAGGTACAAAATGAGTTAAAAGTGCTTATATTATGCACTTTGTTACAGTAAAAATTCATGGAGTAGATTAATGCACAACTTAATATCATACAATCAATTAGCAGGAGAGGAAACTTTCGATCCTAATAATGATTTAATCGCAGACTACTACGAGTGTTTAATCGAATGTAATGAAAGCCAATCAGTTTGTAAACGTATATGCAAGGAGGTTTTAATTTAAATTAAGTAAACCTTAGATTTAAATAAAATGACATTACACTCACATCCACCTTAAAGTAAGTAAAGAATATACCCCTTGACAAATCAGTCAGGGGGTTTTATATTGGCTTTACAATTATGACTCTGCAATGGCAATTGATGATGACGTAAAGATCACTATTAACCTCAATGAGTTGGTAGAGATCAGAGCAAAACTTATTTCTCAGTATGATGATTACTCAGATAAGATAAACAAGGGTGAATACTTAGATGGAGGTGACATTGATCGTATTGCAACTGGGTTAAGAGATACTTTAACTTGGGATACCTTTACAGTATGGTTGATGATGCTGTATTGGATTACTTGGGTATAAAAGAAACTCATTATGGTGAGAGAACTATCGAAACCATTGAACTAACAATGGAGAAGGAACGGAAAGAAAGAGAGAAGGAATTCAAGAAGAATTTTGATTTAGTTAAATTAGAATCATCATCTTGGACACTTGAGGTTCCAGTAAGGAAGAAATAAACTTGCTATATAGTAGATAGTTGCTATAATAGAATGGCAGAAGAAGTAAAAGAAGAAGTAGTGGAAGAAGTTCACGAGGAAGAACCTAAAAAGAAAGGTCCATTGGGTAAACTAAAGGATGCTATTCTTCCAGATCCCGAAGAGCAAGCAGCAATCATTAGTACATTTGTTCGTATTACTGTTCTTGCCTGGTCGGGTGGAATATTGACTCTTAATTATGTGTCTATTCCAGGTATACCACAACAAAAAATAGATCCAACTTTTATAGCTTCAGTTTTTACTGGAGTTTTAGCTAGTTTCGGAATTCAAACAGCTTCTAAGAAGGGTGACGGAACTATGAAGATGAATGGTAATGGTAATGGAAACGGTGGAACACCTCCTGTTACTGCAAAAGACATTGAAGCAATCTTAGCAAAAGCACCTGCTGGTCCTGTTCAAACTATTAGAATAGAACAAGCACCTCTTAAGATTACTACAGATGATAAGCCTTATCAATTGTAAAGATAAAGAAACCCTTAAATGAATAACTAATTATTCAAATGAACACTCCATATCCCAAACCAAGGTGGGATCTTGAGAATGATGTAGTACGACTTGAGCAAATGATTATTGTTTACGAACAAGAAATCGAACAACTGAAGATTGAAAAGGATGAATTAAAAAGGGAGATCCTTTTTCTTAAAAGACGTTTAAAAATAGAGGAAGACAAAGATGAAGAAGTATTTTGATAAGGTAGTAGCTTGGGATAAGGCACTCATAAAAAAGTGTCAAGATAAGTTTGGATTGACAGATTATCAAGTGGTTTGTATTTCCTTTGCAAAAGGATTTATAATTGGTGCGTTGATACTCTAACTGAGTCAGGGTGTCCACACTGAACTAAGCAAAATTACTCAATGTATGCTATAAATATCTGTAGTATGGGATTGAATAATCATGCCCCTGACTCATTATACAGTCGGTTATCACGACACAGAATTACATCACTATGAAATCTGTGAGTATGCAGTGGATGCATATGCAGCTATACAGAAATCCAAAGAGGATGTTCCTGAATTAAAGGAGCATCCTTTTTTTATTGACTATTGTGTATTAGAATCATGAAGAAAAACAAACATGAAATTATGTGGTGGATGAGTAGACTCACTATCATGGGAACTTCTTTAGGGTTATCAACATGGCTTGCAGCACAAGCATATGCTTAAATAGTATGCTATAATATTTTCATTAACTATTAAGACAATGATTTTAGTATTCATTATCGTAGGATTATTATTCTTTATTATGGGGTATGGATTGTACCTCACAATAGGACCAGGCAAGACAGAACTAAGAGATCCTATTGATGAACATGCAAAGATGCATGAGTTGGGTATTGCACATGGACATGGTGGCAATAAGGACGCATATGAGGTGTCTGGAAAGTTGAGTCATAAACATGAGGATTGAAACACGAGAAGCAATGGAGATGTTGTTTTCAGCAAAATGGAACTTGCCTCAAGCAGCAAAACATTGTAGACTAACACATAAGGAGATGAAGATCACCTTTAGTGAGTATTGTGCTTTGCATGAACCAACTTATACTAACTTTGATAATGCAATTCAGTTGCATATAAATTATGATAATCAGTGAATCAGATGCCACATGGGCTGCTGATGAGTTTATTAATTACTTTGGAAATTTTACATCAATTGAAGATTATCTTCGACATGTAAAGAAGCAGGTAGTTCTTCAAACTAATCCACTCAGTCCGTTACAAGATGAATTTTTTAATGATGACATCCATCCAGAAGAGATGGAGTTTGATATTAAGTTTATAGGAGATAGATTTAATCAATCATTACCGCAAGAACGTTATAAAAGTTTATTAGCTGCTGTATCATCGCATAATAACGAGAGTAATATTCCTGGTAGAGAATTGCGTTGGATGGTGTTTGAGAAGAGAACTGGTAAGACTTTAGGGTTTATACGGTTCGGTTCACCGACTATTAATTCAAAACCAAGAAATGTATGGTTAGGTAAACCACCTAATCTTTCTATTTTTAATCGTCATGCTGCTATGGGATTTGTAATTGTTCCATCTCAGCCTTTTGGATATAATTATCTTGGTGGTAAACTTCTTGCATTAATGTGTGTTTCTCATTTTGCAAGAGAAACTTTGAATAGAGTATTTGAAAAGGATATTGCTTTATTTGAAACTACTTCTTTATATGGTTCTACTACATCTGCATCACAGTATGATGGATTAAAACCTTTCTTCAGATATAAAGGATTGACTGAGAGTAAGTTTCTTCCTTTACTTCATGATGAGGTATTTCATCGTCTTCATAATAGATTTACAGTATTAAATAATAATACTCCACTGACAGATAATAAAGCATCATCTAAAAAGATGAAGCGTCAGAATAAGATGATTGCTAGTATTAAAAAGTCATTAAAAGATCAGGATAAACTGGATGAGTTTAACTCTACCATTGATATGGCATTTGGTTTAACCCAGAAGAAAAGATTTTATATTTCTGATTATGGTTATGGTAATGTTAGAGAAGTTATTAATGAGCAACATGATAAGTTAGTACCAGGTCAGAATTGGGATAAGTTTCATCTTGATAATATTGTTAAGTGGTGGAAGAAGAAAGCAGGTAAGAGATATGATAAATTGAAACAGGAAGGTAGATATAGAACTAAGGTTGAATTGTGGACTGATGATGACGACATTCAAATAATAAGATGAATGTCATTGATAATGCTTTACCTGAAAATGAATTAACTCGTTTATTAGATACGATGAATGAGTTTGAAATTAGAGGTGGTGCATCTATGTGGTTTGGTGAACCACCAGATGATTTACCAACTTGGTGGTTTGATTGGGATCAGGAACATGTATGTAAGGATATATTTTTACGTTTATTAAATATAGCACATAATTACTTTGACATATCTTTTGCTGCTGGATATGAGTCTTGGACAAATGTTAGTGTTAGACCAGGATTATCTGAGAGTTATGGATGGCATAGAGATAAAGATGAAAGACTTTATTTAACAGAAGGTGTTCTTAAATTTCCTATTTGCACCTTAGTTTATTATCCACATATTGCTGGTGATATGAGAGGAGGTGTGTTAGAATTGGAGGATGAAACTATTACTCCTTTGAGAAATAGATTAGTTGTTTTTGGGCCAGGTTTATGGCATAATGTTAAAGAGTTTTCTGGGGAGAGAATATCTTTAGTAATTAATCCTTGGGCAGAAAAAATTTGTTTAACAAAATGTTATGATCCTAATGTAAAATGAAAACCTTAGAAGATTATTTCTTTATATCCTTGATATTACTTGAAGAGTTTGTTAAAAGAACTTTGATTGGGATATATAAACTTTACATGAAATTTGACTATTGGAATTTTAATCGTAAACTACCAAAATGACTGAACTTAAAGATTGGTTGAACTCTATCAACTTTACAAAGGAAAATTTAATAGAGGAAGATCCAGATCTTATAAAGGATTACCCTCCATATATTATCAATCGTTGTTTATCAGGTCATCTTGATTGTGTGATGTTTGCTAATGAGATGAATAAGTATTCATTCCTAGATAAAGATATGCAATATTCTTTTTATCTAAATACACTTAGGAAAAAGAAGAGATTTTCGCCCTGGCTCCGAAAGGATAAAGTCACGGATCTCCAATGTGTGAAAGAATACTATGGTTATAGTAATGAGAAAGCATCTCAAGCACTGAAAATTTTATCAAAACAACAAATCGATTACATTAAACAACGACTTGAAATTGGAGGATCGAAATGACTACTACGGTAGAACCAGAAGTAAAATGGTCGCAAGACCAAATGGTAGAAGTGCTTCTCAAAGAACCTGATGATTTTTTAAAGGTTCGTGAAACCCTAACAAGAATTGGTGTAGCTTCAAGAAAAGAAAAGAAACTTTACCAAAGTTGCCATATTCTGCATAAGCAGGGTAAATACTATATCGTGCATTTTAAGGAGTTATTTGCATTAGATGGCAAACATGCTAACCTTACTGTTAACGACGGTCAGCGTCGGAATCGTATTGCTCGCCTTCTT